TGTGGTCATCGATTCAATCGGTAACCTTGCATCCAAGAAAGAACTCGAAGATGCACTAGACGAAAAGTCAGTCGCCGATATGTCACGAGCTAAGGCACTGAAAGGTTTGTTTCGTATGACCACGCCCTATTTGACAATGAAGAATGTCCCTTTGCTGGCAGTCAATCACACGTACAAAGAGATCGGTCTCTTCCCGAAAGATATCGTGGGTGGTGGTACAGGTATTTACTACTCTGCTGATAACATCTGGATTCTTGGACGCCGACAGAACAAGACTGGAACTGAAATCACCGGATATGATTTTATCATTAACGTAGAGAAGTCACGTTACGTAAAAGAGAAGTCTAAGATTCCTGTCTCGGTTTCTTGGGAAGGTGGTATTGACAAGTACAGTGGTTTGCTTGATGTTGCGATGGCGGGTGGTTATGTTGTGAAACCATCTAATGGATGGTACGCAAAGGCCGCTTGGCCAGATCACAAGTATCGTGCAAGTCGACTCGACGGAGACTTCTGGGGAGATCTTCTCCAAGACGAATCGTTCCAAGAATATGTTGAAAAGATGTACAAAATAGGTTATAATGGTACATCACTCGAACTTGACTTGGATGAAGAATGAAAGAGAACATTGACTATCAACTGATTCCAACACCAGAAGAAATGGGTGACGGTTGGGACGTTCGGTTGCTGACCGGATATTATCCTGAAACCGTCATTCGTTACGGTGTTGTCAAAATCGACGGTAGAGAAAAACAAATAACGTTTGATTATAAAATTATTTACTCACCAGATCCAGACGTTGAAGAGTCAGATGAACTTTTAGAAAATCAAGTAAATGAAGTTTTGCAGGATATTATAAAAGTCGGCATTGACAATGGATATGTTGAGTTTAAAGATCTAGAGAGACAATGAATATAGAATTAGAAAAAACTATTCTGCGTAACATTCTAACCCAAGAAGATTTTATGCGGAAGGTTCTTCCTTTCGTCCATAAAAAATATTTCGAGGGTGTGTATCGTGAGTTGTTCGACCAAGTTACCAAGTTTGTAACCAAGTACAACAAGCTACCCACACTCGAAGCGTTCAAGATCGAACTCGATGAAGTTACGACGATGAACGAAGAAATGTATACGCACGCTCTTGATATCCTTCCCGATATCTTCACACCCAAAGATGAAGATGCCGAGTGGTTGTTGGAAACTACAGAGAAGTGGTGTCAAGATCGTGCAGTGTATAACGCCATTATGGAATCGATTCAGATCATTGATGGCAAACATCAGCAATTGACTAAAAATGCAATTCCTGATGTGTTACAAAAGGCACTGGCGGTTTGCTTTGACACTAATGTAGGACATGATTATCTAGAAAATGTAGAAGAGCGATACGACTTTTATCATGAGCAAGAGGAGAGGATTCCGTTCGACTTGGAATACTTTAATGAAATCACCAAAGGTGGACTCCCCAATAAGACTCTGAACATCGCACTGGCTGGTACAGGCGTGGGTAAAAGTCTTTTTATGTGTCATAGCGCCGCCAACTGCCTTTCTCAAGGACGTAATGTTTTGTATATCACGATGGAGATGGCTGAGGAACGAATCGCAGAAAGAATCGATGCGAATCTGTTGAATGTTCCAATTGATCAACTCGATCATCTATCAAAACCTATGTTCTTGGATAGAGTGTCCAGTATACGGGAAAAGACCGATGGTAAACTAATCATCAAAGAATATCCTACTGGTCAGGCACACACTGGACATTTTCGTGCTCTGATGAATGAACTTCGTTTAAAGAAATCGTTTAAACCAGAAATTGTATTCATAGATTACCTAAATATATGTGCGTCATCTAGAATGAAAGGAATGGGAGGTGCCATCAATTCTTATTCTTACATCAAGTCAATAGCAGAAGAGATTCGTGGTCTTGCTGTGGAGTTTAATGTACCAATCGTTTCTGCAACACAAACGACTCGTTCGGGTTATGCAAACTCAGATCCGGGCCTCGAAGATACTTCAGAATCGTTTGGTCTACCAGCAACCGCTGATCTAATGTTCGCTCTTGTCACGAGTGAAGAAATGGAAAGTCTCAATCAGATTATGGTGAAACAATTAAAGAATCGTTACAACGATCCCAACCATAACAAAAGATTCGTGATAGGGGTTGACAGAAGTAAAATGAAATTGTATGATGTAGAACAGTCAGAACAAAATTTGACAGATGACACCCAACAGGATAATGGCCCTGTGTTCGATAATTCGAATGTCGGTCAACGGTTAAAAGGATTAAGAATTCAATGAGTGTTCTTGAAAAACTATTTGACGATTGTAATTGTGATAAGGGTACTAAAGGATACGGCAGTAAAGGCCATCAATACTGGCGCGTTTATGAAAAGTTCTTTGAACCTGTTAGACACGAACCAATTAATCTACTTGAGATTGGTATTTGGAAAGCAAAAAGTTTTAATGCCTATGTCGACTACTTCACACAAGCTGAAATTTACGGTATAGATCTTTTTGAAAGGATTCCACTTACAGCGCCAAAATACAAACACCTTTTGGAAAATCCAAAAGTGCATCTAATGGAAAAGGACAGTACTGTAGACGATCCTTTGTGGGGCCCGGATGTAAAGTTTGATCTTATTATAGATGATGGTGATCATTCGCCAGGAGCACAACTCAAGACATTCCGAGCGCATTGGGACAAATTAAAAGTGGGTGGTACATATTTCATAGAAGATGTTTTGCCAATGCATAAACTAAATGAATCGGAACGAAACAAACTGTCACTCTTGAAACTGAACCAGAAAACTGACTATGATGAATTTTATGAGGAAATGAAAAAACACAAAGCTTCAGGTTGGGATCTAAGACCTTATTCGGGTAAAAAGGATAGTTTTATTTTTCAAATCACAAAAACATAGTAGGAGAAACGATATGGTAAATTTATCACCTATGGAACTAACACTAATATTTTTGGGATGTATGTTTGGGGCACATTATTGGGGAAGAGTTACCGGAGCGCAAAAGGCGTTTGAATCACACTGGCAATTTATGGCAAATTCGTTTTGTACCGATAACGAAACTCTCTCCGCTGAATACCTTGATGAAACTAAATCATATAGTATAACGGTTACTGATCGTGAAGGTCAGACAAGGAAAATTGTTTAATGTGGCGAAAACTTTCTTTTGTAAGTGCAGTTACTTTAGGATTTGTTTTTTTGATTTGGATTATGGATGATGAACAAAAGGATGAAGTGGCAGTCGTTGAAGAAACAGTCACCGAAATATCAACCGAACAAGTTCCAATCTTACTCGAACCAATTGGCCCGCCGATTGAAGAGGAGCATCTTTTGGATGAACGTTATTGCTTATCTCTCAATATCTATCATGAGTCTCGGGGCGATAGTTTTGCTGGACAAGCTGCTGTGGCAGATGTGGTAATGAATCGTGTTGAAGACGATTATTATCCTGATACCGTTTGTGAGGTTGTGAAACAAACTGTTTGGGTAGAGAACTGGAAAGGTAATCTGGTACCCAAACGACATATGTGTCAATTCTCATGGTTCTGTGATGGTGTGAGTGATGACCCAGGCGATCCAGATGCTTGGGCAGAATCATATATGATGGCAGAAGAAGTTTTTGATAAAGGAAATTGGAGAGGGATAACTGAGGGTGCAACTCATTATCACTCTCTTCAAGTGAGACCCAAGTGGGTCAAAGATCGTGGTATGGAGTACACGGGAACAATTGGACAACATGAGTTTTATAGATGGGAAAGACGATGAACTACAAATTTAATGAAGACCGATTAATCAAGGAGTTGATGGATTATGTCGACAAAACATACGACCAACATTATGCGACGGATAAGTACCAGGCTACTGATGTCATTATCGATTCTGGTCACGGTACTGGTTTTTGCTTGGGCAACGTCATCAAATATGCAAAGCGATACGGCAGGAAAGGCGACTCCGGAGAAGCAAGAAAAGATCTGATGAAGATCTTACACTATGCTTTAATTCAATTATATATTCACGACGAAGAAAATCTGACTGAAAATGAAATTGTTAAAAGACAGATGGATCTAGATTTACCCAATCCCATATTAACTGATCTGGTTGATTGGGATCACTACGGCGGGAGTCGATCACTCAACGATGCTACGCCCGATGAGTGGGACAAGGCAACTAAAAAAAGTTGGGCTACTAATCCCAACGGTGTTCTTTCTAAAGGGGTTAACAGCGGAAAACTATGAAATTAACCCATAGAATGTCAGATGCTTCTGCAATGGCGATGACTAAATTTTTTCGTTTCTTTGCAGATACATTCTTTGCGAAACGTTATGGTCATCGTGCTGTAGTTCTTGAGACTATTGCGGGTGTGCCGGGAATGGTTGCAGGTATGTTAATTCACCTTCGCAGTCTAAGACACTTTCAACAGGGGAATGGTACGATGATACACGAACTGTTGGCAGAGGCCGAAAACGAACGCAAACACCTGATGTTCTTCATTGAATTAGTGCATCCCAATTGGTTTGAACGTGCACTAGTCATTGTTGCTCAGGCTATATTCTGGCATTTCTATTTGATTATGTACATACTGTTCCCAAGCACATCTCACAAGATGATTGCTTATTTCGAGGAAGAGGCAGTACGTAGTTATACCGAATATCTTGAGTTGATTGAATCGGGTGTACTAGACAACCCACCAGCGCCACAGATAGCAATCGATTACTATTCCCTTAAAAAGACGGCACGTTTATCAGATATGATCAAATGTATCCGTTCTGACGAATCAAAACACAGTGAGGCTAATCATCGATTTTCTGATAAATATCTCTAAAAATAGAGGTATTATAAATGCACGAATACAGATGTAAAGTTGTAAAGGTTGTTGATGGGGATACAGTTGATGTCGACATCGATCTAGGTTTTGGAATTTGGTTAAAAGACGAACGTGTTCGAATTATGGGCATTGACACACCAGAATCAAGAACTAGAGATAAAGTTGAAAAGGTGTTTGGGCTTGCTGCCAAGTCTCGTTTGAAAGAACTTCTTGGTAAAGATTGTGTTCTCAAAACACAAGTAGCAAAGAACGGTGAAGATATGAAAGGCAAGTTCGGTCGTATTCTTGGTGACTTCACTGTGTATGATTCCGTCAAAGATTGTTGGAGATTTGTTACTGAAATTATGATTGATGAGGGGCACTGCGTTCCTTACTTTGGTGGTAGTAAAGAAGAAGTGCAGGCCCAACATATGGAAAATCGACGCCGACTCATTGAAGGTGGCGTTGTTGATATGACTTTGGAGAAAGCTGGACTTTAATAATGCAACTTGATAAAGCGAACTTTAAGTTCGCAATACTTGATACAATTGCCGCAACGCCCATAAACCTCGCATTAAACTTTTTGCTTATCAGCATTGGTATGCATTTGGGTATGAACGCGACTGAACTGACATTATTCATAACATCGATTTTATTTGTATTTGCAGTAATCAGAAAATATATTCTGAGAATGTACATCGATAAAAACGAGCATAGATATGAATCTTAATATTATACACAGAAAGGATAGTTTTATGATAAACAAAGGAGAACATCTCCCTCACGTAATTTTTCGTACAAGGGTGCGGGATGAGTCTGTAGAAGGGCCCAATCCCTACCGTTGGCAGGACAGAACAACCGACGAATACTTTGCGGGTAAACGTGTTGTGTTGTTTAGTTTGCCAGGCGCATTTACACCAACGTGTTCAACCTATCAATTGCCTGGTTATGAGAAACTTTTTCCAGAATTTCAAGAAGCTGGTATTGATGCCATTTACTGTATGTCGGTAAATGATTCGTTCGTGATGAATGCTTGGGCAAAAGATCAGAACCTACAGAACGTCGAAGTTATTCCAGACGGGTCTGGTCTATTCACACAAGGTGTTGGCGCTTTAGTGAGCAAAGATAATTTGGGATTCGGTCAGCGATCTTGGCGTTATGCAATGGTGGTCAATGACGGTGTGGTTGAAGCGGTTTTTCCAGAAAAGAATCAAGAAGATAATGCAGACGATGATCCTTATGAAGTATCCTCGCCTGAAAATGTACTTACATACTGTAAATGTAGAGGTGAAAAATAATGAAATCAGGTAAAATTTGGGGTAACACAGAACTAATCGAACACAACTCAACCTTTGAGTTTCATCGAATTGAGTTCAAAGCAAATCATTGTTGTAGTGAACACTATCATAGAACGAAGTGGAACGGTTTCTTCGTTGAGTCGGGTACACTAATGGTCAAGACTTGGCCGGATGAACCTAATGATATGAAACCATTAGTTTGTGATCAGACTGTCCTACGTGCAGGTGACTACTACAAGGTAGAACCTGGCAAGTGGCACCAGTTTGTCGGTGTCGATGATGGTGTAGCATTCGAGTTGTATTGGGCAGAGTTCGATGGTAACGACATCGTTCGCCGCACTCAGGGTCACGCACTCGAACGACCACAAATAGAAGGCCATCCAGGCAACCCTCTCACAGATCTGAACGCAACTTAGATCAAAAAGTTATAAAAATGTGAAAAATTAACAAAAAATAATCTAAAAAAAGTGTTGACAAATCATCTTTTCCATGCAATAATTACCCTGTAATTTGAGATGGAGTGATTGTTATGGAATGTTTGAAAGGTCGTGCGGTTCAGATCAACTCTGGTGCGATGTTCCCAGAGCGTCTTGGTGAGGTCATCGATGATCGTGGTGAACAGGTTGCTGTTTATTTCCCACCTATCAACTGCTGTGGCAGCTGCAGTGCGGAACAGTCTGAAGTCAAATACTTCGCCAAGTATCGACTGCTTTGCAGTGAGTACGCCTTCTGCGATGTTCCTAGTGCGGTTGGTGTCTACTTGATCGCGAAACCCTTTGTTGAGGAAGTTGCATAATGGAAAAGTTTATGTTAGAAGTTGAGTTGGAAGCCCTGCTAAAAGATGCGGGCACTGACCATCCCTTTGCCCGCGAGATCGGGTGCCGCATTGCGGAGATCAA